AAGGATAACTACACCCTTTGCGGTGATGCGCTCTCTATCGAGCTTCTACGTGAGCCTGAACTATTGATTACGCCTAAGTACGCAGCATTAAGCGCAGCCTGGTTCTGGAACAAGCGTGGCTTGAACAAAGAAGCCGATGCCAAAGACTACACAGCCATGACCAAAAAGATCAATGGCGGTGTAATCGGACTAGATGACAGGATTAAACATATCCATCACGCCTTAGAGATTCTTGAAAGCTGATAGGGCTGTAGTTACAAGCCTCTGATGCGCTTGTCTCCACACTGATAACAGGTGTGCGCGGCCCCAATACTTGCTCTGGGTGATGTAGCCAGCGCCTGCAATTCTTACAAAACGCATCAACGATTTCAGGGTTGCATCTACACACATCAAACAGCAGGGGTATCATTGTTCAATACCTTGTAATCTATCAGCAACCAACTGAGCATATCCAGCAATGTCAACCCAGCTATCAGCATAGTTCGGGTCGCCATTAAGAATACGTGCAATTTTGTGAGCAATCATTGATAAGGCTTCTGCTTGGTCTGGCTCTAAGTTTTGCCATTTCCCATTGCTACACATTACTGCCTTGATTCCTTGTGATATTTGAGCGTGGTTTTTGAATTTGCCATAACGCTTTCCACGTTCATAAAGAACTTCTGTAAGCATTATTCCTCCTTTACAAATACGCCATTTTTGTTCATGTAACCCTTACGTGGCTCGATAACTTTGTAAGCGTTATAGAAGCACTGACGCACATCCAAATCTGTTAGCGCGGCGACATTAACAAGTGTCACCACAACATCTCCGATTGCATCTGCAATTTCTGCTTTGTCATCTTTAGCAATGGCAATCAACAACTCGCAGGCTTCTTCTACCGTTTTACTAGCTTGGCCAAGTGCTGTACCGTTTTCATAAATACCGCGAGCTTGCGCCCACTGCATGACCTGAAATTCCGTCATGCCAAATGATTGTGTCTCTTTCATGTTTGTCCTTATAGGTGGGGGTACTCACTGCACTGGTGCAATTGCCTTGCGTACGCGATGCCAGCATCCGCTTTCCCCCCGATAATCAAAATGGGATGTCTGATTCTTCTTGTTTTGCTTGTTCTTTAGGCTGATCTTTACGACCGCCCTGCAAAGCAAGCTCACTAATCCGAACATCTGTACTAAGGCGCTCTTGGCCATTCTTGTCCATATATTTGCGCTGGGTGATGTTTCCGATGATGGTAACAACCTGGCCTTTTACTAAGTACGGAGCAAGCGATTCGGCACGTTTGCCAAACAATTGGCAATTCCACCAGATAGTCTCCTTGTCTTTGCTCTGGTTGTCAGCAATAGAAAAGTTGGACACTGGAGAGCCATCGGGTAGGTAACGCACTTCAGCATCTTTACCAAGCTGGCCAGCAATTGTGATTGAGTTCATAGTTTTCCTTCGTGTTCGTCTGCAATTTGAATGATGATTTGATCGTAAAACTTACGCGCTGCTTCAACTTTTATCTTGATTTTGTCCTCCAAAGATTTGTCACGGTTGTATTGAACTCGGGTAACGCGAAGCTCTGGATTGATGTGATCTACTCGATGCAGAGTTTCACTTTCGTATCCAATGAGATGCTCTGGTGTTGAGACAAGACAGTAATCAATCTCAAACTGGTCAACGTCCCACAGCATCATGTAGGCCCTGCCCTGCCATTCATATGTCTTGTCTTCACCCATAGACGAAAGAACAGGGAACGTGGCTAACGACCAAGACGATTTAATGTCGTGGATTCGGTCTGGTGCTGAGATGTCACATTCACCAGTAATCCAGTCATTTGTTTTGCGCTCGGTGTTCTTTTTGAAGTCAGTAAACAAGACACTGTTGAGCAACTCAATAGATTTGTCTTCTACCAATATTCCCTTTTCCATGTACTTGTTGCTGATCTTTTCATCATAGCCGTAGACAAACTCTTTAGCCATTTTGATGATTGCTGACTTTGCGCCAACAGAAAGCACCTCGTCTTTGCCCTTCGGGTCGGTCATGATCTCAGCTAGGGATGATGCGCGAAATTTAATCATTTGCGAGCGCCTCCACCAACTTAACTTCTTGAGCCTCTGTTAGCTGGAATGTCTGACGCAGCTTGTCAGTGGTGTATTCGCCTGCTTTGATCTTTTCAATGGCCGTAGCAAGCCTTGTGTCACTCAAGGTTTGCTTTTTTGGTGGCTGAGGCGCAACATCAGGCTCGACCTCATGTGTTGATGCGTCTGCATCGTTATCAGCCTCAGTAGGAATAGCAAAGGCTTGGAAAGCAGCGTACTTATAAGCAGCCGACATTGCTTTATTGGTGGCTTTGTCACTGCTATCCATTGCCTCACCAAAAGTCTTGATGGTGTGTTTAGAACCATCCTCTGCTGAGACAAAATCAAACTCAACCTCTACGGTCACATAGAACAAAGCACCGCCTGACTTTGAGGCGCGCTCTATACACTCTCTGGCCAACACACGAGGCAAGATGCACAAACCATGTTTAGCAAGCAGAGGCGAGATTGTGTTGTAAACATCATCAATGCCACGGAAGTTGTAACCGCTGCCTTGCGAGTTCCTACGGCTTTTTGTAATGCCGATTGTGGCCAGATCAGACTGGACAGAGTTGATTGCTTTGTAAACTTTCATTTCATTTCCTTGGTTACTGGCTCAGCAAGAAGCCACTTGCTGCCTAAGAATCGGATGGATTTAACCCACTGCCGACAATTGTGGCGTTGGGTGCTAGATGGTACCCCGTCAACGCAAAAAAGTCGGCGTACACGGGTTAGGTAGTGTGTTTTCATTTGCTTTCCTTAGTTGAGGAGCCTTGATTCTGAATTGAAAAAAAGAACGCGTATATTAGGAAAAACCCTTATATACAAACCTTTTTTCTTTGCTTAACTTCTAGCTATGACACCTGAACAATCCGAATGCGAAGCCAGCCCTGCCTTGCTTGACTACGCCACCTCGCTGGTTATCCAATCCACCGACCATCCTGGCGATGTTGAAGCAGCTACCAAAGCTCTTTTTGTTGTTTGTCTTGGGCAACTTTTTGACCGAACCATCTACATCGAGAAAATCACAAGATGACATACGTAACAGATGCTCAGTCTCAGTGCATTGGAAAAGACAAGTTGCCCACAAAAGATGTCGCAATGGTCATTGTTGGCAGACGCAGAGACAGCCCCATGCAGGCTTACAAGTGCCCACACTGCAATTTTTGGCACGTAGGTCACGCCACCCAAAAAATCAGAGTTCTTAACCGCGCACCAAAGGAGAGTAAATGAAGAAACCAGTAAGTCAGATGGAACGTCTCAAGATCATCTTGGCACGTACTCAAGGAGCTACAGCAGCGGAAATTGCCAGGTTCCTACCAACCACAAGCCCTCACAGCAAGATGGCCAAGCTCACGCGAATACACGGCTGGACAGTGCTGAAAAAAGACCGTGGAGACGGAACTAAGCAGTATTACGGTAAACCCCCCAAAACTTTTAGTTAACCAAAGGAGAAATCATGAAAAAAGCAATCTTGGCTATCTATTTATCAACTCTGGCCAGCATGGTGTGGGCTTCTTGCACCACGCATACGATTACACAGAGCAATGGCCGCATGGTGACTTGTACAACTTGTTGCTATGGGGCTAGTTGCAGTACCAATTGTTTCTGATTACAATTGTTTGAAACACCGGCTAGCTAGGAAGTCATGAGCCTAGCGAAAAGCGCCCCCACCTCGCCTGCCGGACGTTTCTTTAAGGTGGTTTATTGTTAATAAGGTGCGGCACATGGCTAAAAAAAGCTATTCCGAAAAACTTCTTGACCCTCGTTGGCAACAGATGCGTTTGCGCGTCTATGAGCGTGATAACTTTACGTGCAGAATTTGTAACGCTTCTACAAAAACACTAAACGCACATCATGTCCACTATCACCCTTTTGCGGAAGGCCCGTGGGACTACGATATTGACACAATAATTACATTATGTTCTGACTGTCATTCAGACGAGCACATAAATCTAGATTCATCAAAAGCAAATGTAATTCTTTCAATTGTAAAGATGGGTTACTGGGGTTCATTTGAATTTGACGCTTTATGTGATGTGCTTGCAGTTTTATCTAAAGATGATCTGACAAAAGCATTTAGGGAGAAAATTCATGGCGCGAATTAGAACAATTAAGCCTGAATTTTGGCGAGACGAATTGCTTGCCGGAGTAACAGCAGAAGCCGCATTGCTTGCCATTGGATTGCTCAATCATTGTGATGACGAAGGCTATTTCAATGCTAACCCTAAGCTGGTTGAATCAGACGTTTTTCCACTGCGAACACTTGTAAAAAGCACTACTGAACTACTACGGGAGTTATCCGGTATTGGTTATATAGAAGTGTTTTCAGGTACGGATGGCAAGACCTATGGAAAGGTTGCAAATTTTGAAAAGCATCAAGTCATTAAGATCGGAAGAGCGTCGTGTAGGGAAAGAGTGTAGATCTCGGTGGTCTCCGTATCATTAAAAAACCAACTACATTATCAGTACCAGAAGGACAGTTGAGATGACCTAAACCAACACGTCAACAGGTAGGAGTAGCAACGAATCAGCGCTACGACAGAACGCTGATCGACG